CCTAAAGGCAGCGACCTAGTTTCCCGCGGAATATATCCATATTTTGTTGGTAACTATGCAATAAGCGCACCTCACTTTCTCCTAACTCTTTCGAGTTGGTCAAAAGTAACAGTATTCTCTTGTCAAGGTACTGCGAGTTTGCTATACCGTACGAATACGGCAAAACAAAAGCTTTATTAAGTATTGATTGGTTAGGTCTCTTTGAATAGAGGAGAACCCGCACGAAGGCTAACACCCTAACCGGAAGGGTCAGGAATGACCCCTAAGCGTAAAAATTAACCAATATTACCCAAAGAAGTGATTGTGTTCGACAAAACATATTATACATAAACAAAGTTACATACAACACATTTAATCTAAACAATCTATTCAATATTCCTTATGTAGGAGATTTCTTAGTTTTATTCCTGACTTTCTTACCTATTTATTATTTCCTTTATTTTAAAGGTTTAATAGATGGGATGAGATTGAAAGGTTTAAAATCTATCAAAAAAGAGTCAATGACTCCTTTAGATAGAACTGAGATATCTCGTTATATAAGTGCAATTGGTTTACTACTTCAATTGAGTAACAAAGACCGAGACAAACTCTTAAATCTTGGGCTTCGTTTCGAGAAAATCTGATTAACATCAGGAGTTCTTTTCACGATCCAATATCTAACAGAATGTTTTCGGTTAATTGGAAACTTTATTGCTGGTAAGGGATTGAATAACAAGAAAACATGGGTTAAAAAATACAAAAATGGACTACCTAAGATAATGGGTTTGGAAAATAAATTATTATTCGAAAACCTCGTAAGAGATTTAGATAAAAATTTACAACCTTCTCCATTTATTAGGGCATTAATTTCTACCTTTAGCATCTTTAGAGCTCTTAGTCCTAAAGATCATATACCGAATTTTGAGACAGTGACTGGTCCTTTTAAAGGAGAGTCACCAACTCTTGATAAGGTTCTGATCCGTAAGGCTTTGAAATCTTTGGGTGCTTTTACTTATTTTGAAAATAAGAGATTAAAATCTCCAACTTTCTTTATGAGTACAAAAGGTGGTGTTAATGCTAACATAGCCTATTTGAGTATTGGTTTAGACCTTATTGCTTTGATGAGAAACCCTACAATCTATGTATCAGTGTTTAAGTATGCGTTCCGATTACGGTATTTCCATTACCTCAGTGTTTTAATACTGGGTACAATAATATGTTTACCTTTGATTCTTTTTCCTATCGACCTTTCATTAGGTAGATTAGGATTAATTAAAGAATTAAGGGGAAAATGTAGAATTGTTGGGATTACTAATAATTGGGTACAAATACTTTTACGACCTTTACATGACTGTATTTATTCATTCTTAGATACGAAAGTACCTGAGGATGGAACAAACGATCAGTTGCAACCTGTTAGAAATCTGTTAGATCTTAAAGTTTATCCAGAGTTTCAATCGGTTGATCTTTCTGCAGCTACTGATAGACTACCTGTAATATTACAGGCAGATATCTTAACTGAGTTAGGTTTACCGGGAGATTCTTGGAGAAAACTTTTAAGATACCCTTATGAATTTAAGGGACAACAGTATCTCTATGAGGTTGGACAACCGATGGGGGCCTATTCATCTTTTGCAATGTTGGCTTTAACCAACCATGTAATCATGCATTCATCGTTAGTTGATGCAGAAATCTCGTTACAAAAAGATGATAACGGAAATCGGATACCTATTTATGCTATTCTTGGAGACGATGTTGCCATCGCTTCCGAGAAACTGGCAGAGTCCTATAACAAGTTGATGAATACTACTTTAGGTGTAGTCATAAACCCTATAAAAGGTTTTGATGGAAAACTTATTGAATTTGCAAAAAATTGGTTCTACTCTACGGGTGTTAATCTAACACCTTTAGGGTCAAAAGCAATATTGCAAGCAATTAGAAATCCACTGTTTATAACTTCTGTTATTGCAGATTACAATAAGAAAGAATATGATTCAATTTTGAAACTAGAAATGTCAGTATTATCCAGATGGTTGAGAAAATTATTCAGTAAGAATGATTTATCTTCAGCCAAATGAATATTTAGTATCTTAGGACCCCAAGGAGGCTTTTGGAACCTTAATAAGAATAACCTTGATGTAAAATCAATGGAAGTTCTATTTAAGCAATTCCTCGAACCTTATGG